TATTTTGCTCCATTTGCTATTAAAGAGGAAAAGTTTGTAGGTTGGAGCGGAGCATAGTAAAATACGATTTTAAATTTTATAACCCTATATTCACCCTAATCCTAACCCCTAATCCTAACCCCTAATCCTAACCCTTACCCCTTACCCTTAAAAAAGGTACCATAATTAACCCTAATAATTACTTTTATATAGGTATACTCTTGCTACGAAGTATTTTTATGACGTTTCGATTACAGGGCAAACATTTGGCATTAACTTATCCACGCGCAGACTTTAACATCGACGATGGACTTACTTTTCTCAGGAATCTCACAACAGGCTCTCGATCGGTCAAATCTGTCATTGTGTGTAGTGAAACACACGAAGATGGGTCCTACCACAGGCATGCATATGTTCGATTCTCGGCGAAGGTTAACATTTCGAACCCACGCTTCTTCGACTTTGCCAACTTCCATCCTAACGTCCAGGCTTGTCAAAATGTGGCCGCGTGGAAAAATTACGTTCGAATGGACGGGAATTTCGTGGAATGGGAAGACGACACAGACGAAGACGACAATAACATTTACCAAGCTGCTAAACGAATGGCGGAAGAAGAATACTTCGAATATTGTATAAAGAAACGTATCCCATACGGTTATGCTGAAAGGGCTTGGCAAAAGAATTCAAGCCCAGTCGATTCCATTACGTTCAACGAAGATAATAACCCATATATCGAATTAAATCTGCCATTGCCCAGGGCAATAGCAGAATATTCGTTGTCAGACAACCTAACGAATGTGTTGGTAGGACCCACAGGTTGCGGTAAAACCATTTATTGTTTTAGGAATCTGAAGACTCCGTTTCTGATGATCAGTCATATAGACGATCTTCGATACTTCTGCCCAAACCGACACAAAGCGATCCTTTTCGACGACATGAAATTCGAACATTTGCCACTACAAGCTCAGATTCACTTCGTAGACCGTGGGCTACCTCGATCAATTCACAGGCGGTATGGCACAACGCTGATTCCGCCCGGGATACAGGTAGCGATAACCTGTAACGAAATTCCTTTTATGTGGCATCCAGCTATTGCAAGGCGTTGCAATCGTTTATTAATAAACGAATCATTTTGATGCCAATATTAATGGCTTCATATAATTTCGTTCTTTGTTTTCAACACCAATCCACTGTTTAAGTTCCGTTTCCCACCGAACTACAATACTTCCGGTATCACCAACGCTACTGTTGCCAATCATTTTTTCAAATGATATGAGTTTGAATCGTCCCCAAGGGCAATATGTTTCATTTGGAAACGGTCCTACACCACCTCCACTTCCTTTGCGATATAATATCCACACTTTAACCAAAGAACTAAGCTTTATCTTGTATTTTGATTGAATTATTTCAGTTTTAATATCGCCTGGTTGTATATTTAACTTCTTTTCATATTTAACACCACGAAAATCATAGGGACTTGGTTTAATAGATGCATCACTACCTGATGCACTATTCTGAACTACCTCAACTGGTACTAAACCTAATCCAATCAAATCCATCGTTGACACATTTTGCAATGGGGCATTGCCAGATCCAGACAATACTTGTCCAGTAATTGGACATCGATCCAATTCATCAGTAAACGTATCAGTCGGATTGTTCGTAGATCTATTCTGCATCTTAACGGAAACCTTGGATAGAATATCAAATTTCAAGTCCCTAATGAACATTTTCGCAGTCGTTTTATCGCCAGTAATTTCAATCGTATCGAATACCAAACCAGGCGAATAAACCATATTATCAAGCGCTAAATATAGCGCTTGCGCAACGGTATTAATAGTAGTGGTGGTGCTCATACCAATATTAATGTTCGCACCACCACTATTAGGTGTACTACGATACACCAATATGAGATTATGATTATCGAACACTATTCCAACTTCCTGATTAGGTTCAGGGAAGTCATGTCCAGCCTTCTTGAAAATCATTCGCGTTAAAGCGTACATACATGAACGCGCGGTTACAAGCAAGGGCGCATTATTTACACTAATATGAACCGCTTGCGTGGCGGTAGCGGTATCAGTAGCTTGTTCAACCACAGTAGCACCTTTGAATAAACGGTTGACTCGTTGTCTATATTTTCGACGCATTACCATGCGTCCATTTCCATTACGTCTATACACAGCTCGTCCGTACCGCCAGCTTTTCCCGCGGTACATGGCTTGCCCATACTTTTTGGGTGTGGGCGTGGTTTGTGTCGACTTATTATAACTTTCGTAAATACGTCGACCAGTATCTACGGCTTCAGCGACACCACGGGCAATTTGAGGCACATTTCTCCATATACTTGGAAGAGTTTTGGGACGATTGGGACGGTACGCTGGACGGTTCGGTATTTGCTTTCCCATAATTAAGACACCCTGGTCCGCATTTCGGGGTTATATAACCCCTACATGCTCGGAGCGGCTTTCGTAATATTATTTAATTGAAAGCCGCTAGGGTACCCTACGGGTACCTAACCCGACATATAAATTACTCCATAATTTATATTTTGCTCCATTTGCTATTAAAGAGGAAAAGTTTGTAGGTTGGAGCGGAGCATAGTAAAATACGATTTTAAATTTTATAACCCTATATTCACCCTAATCCTAACCCCTAATCCTAACCC